TTTATTGCGTTCCATTCCAACAACGGCACGTTCTTCCCAGTAGTCCTCACTAATGCTCATGATTATCACCTACATACATGTCTGATATAGATTTTTCCTTTTCTTCTTCTAATAATTTAATCTCATTAGCTACGTCCGGCACTATTGACGGTATCATACCTAGTACTGTTTCTTGTGATAAGAAACTACGTCCTTTAATTGCGTTGTCAAGTTCAGATGTAATGTTCTGTGGTATGTTTCTACTAAATAAGAAGTCTATATCAGAGTCGTTAATAGTATTAACTAACTGTGCGTTGTTCTTACCAATACATATCAAGTTATAACGCCTTGAAAGTCCTTCTTTGAAATTGTCTTCCTTTTCCATACAAACATTATCTAAGTCCCACATTGCAAGCCTTATAGCTTCAGCACTCGTATTACTAAATGATAAGTCTTTAAAATCCGGAATGTGCGAGATAGTATGCATATCATCTTTAATACGATTTAATAAGTTTTCCTCACCGGCGTCATTAGACGGCTTAGAAAGAAAATCTATTTGAGGTTGTGCCACTCCTTCTTGAACTTTCGGAATGTAAATTATACGTTCTTCTTTCAAGTTTGCAATTAATTGATTGGCGTTTTCTTCCTCGTCATATTCATCAATGTCAAGGTCAACCCCAATTATTTTCATGTAACAATCTGAGAAATAAGCGTTAGCTGTTGCCTTATCACTCAACCCTTGATTATAACCGTCTTGTAAACTTACTAATGGTTCAATAGCACCAATGCGCTCATCATTTTCGATGTACTCGGTTATCTGAACTTCACCGAACGGGTTAACAAAACGTTCTTTAAATGTAAACCTACCGTTCTTATCGTCAAATTCAATACGCTCGTTTTTGCCATAAACAGTACCGGTAATGTATTTTCTTTCATTTAGAAAGTCTTTAGACGCCGTGTAATGAATAGCGAATAACGGTCGTTCTAATATCGTATTATCGTAAACATATATTACTTCTTTGTTATCTAAATAAGTGTAGTTAATATTTGCTTGTTCGTCGTTGAATACTAAATCAAAAGCATGTCCATACTTTGCCATGTTCTTACTAATAACTCTGTTAACTTGATTAGCTTGGTTAATTCGGTCGGTAGTCTCTAACTCTAACAATAGATTTTCATCGTCACATTTTAGTTTTATTGGACTACCTAAGAAATAACCGTTGTAGATATCTACAATATATTTAGTTCTGTTACTTATTACTTCGATATTCTTGTTATACTCGCTGTTATTCGGTGCTGATATATCATGATTACCGTTGTAATATTTATCCATTTTTTTATAAAAATCGACTAGTCGACTATGATTATTAATCAACTTAGTTACTAGATTTTCATTAATCACCGTGTTAACCGGTAATTTATAAATTTTATCCAAAAATATCACTCCTTTTAATTGTTGTAGCTTTGCTACTTTCTAACACTTGCATACCATAACGTAAAGCGTCCATTAAATGATTATCTTCGTCTTTAGGTTTATTAAGCCAACGCCCGTCTTTATCTTGTTGGTAAGAATAAGAGAATAACTCGTTAATTGTATTTTCGCATTTTGGCAAAACGTGAATTGTATATCCTTGAAGTTTTGATATACCGGCGTTAATGCTGTCACGCCCTTTTCTCGACTTCCTCAATCTCTTAATGTTGTGTTCGTTCTTTAACTCACTTATTAATCTACTCTCGGCACTATCACCAATGATCACGCTATTGGCATATCCTTTTTTTTTGATTAGTTCAGCTATATCTTTAGTGCTTAAACCTTTTTCGTAAGCTTCGTCGAATATATAAATATCTCTATCACCAATCAAGAACACAATTAACGCTGTAGGGTCGTGAGTGAAACCAAAGTCAAGACCTACTGCTAATTTGCACGCTTTAAGTAATTCTTTAACGTTGAAATCTTCGACAATAACATTGTCATAGACAAGTCCTTCTGCAACTCCCCAATCACCGTCACATACTATCCTAGCACGGCGTGGGTTCGTAATATATAAGTCTTCATATCGTTTAATGTCGACCTCATCTAACCATTCATTGCATTTATAGGTTGTAGTTGTTGAGAACGTGTCGCTTCGTTTTGTTTCTTCATCAAAAAATACACGTTTGAGCCAGTGTCTTTCGTTCCACGGGTTGAATGTTACTGTTATCTGTTTGAAAAAGTCCTCACTGTCATGAGTACCACGAATACTCTCAACAACCGTTGAGAACTTATCTTCGCTTTCTATCTGATATGCTTCTTCGAACCAAACCCAACAGAGAATACCGACGTCAACAGTAATAGATGTGATTTTTAATTCATCGTCAAGACCTCTAAATAATATCTTTTGTCCTGTCTTCCTAACCGTTATTTCCGGTAAACTCTCGTTAAATTTAAACAAGTGCGAAACATTAAGTCTGTTACAAGCCCATTTGAAATCAGTATAAGTAGACTGTTTATTCGTATTAGAATATCTTCTGACAACTAACAGATTAGACCACGGATATTGAAGTAATCGTATTACAAAATTTAATGCTGTTGTTTTTGATTTTTTACTACCACGAGATCCTTTAACAACTCTATAAAAGTTCTTACTGTGCCAGTATCGGTTGTAACCTTTACCGGTTATTTCATATAAACTATTCATTAGTCCTCCTCCGGTATGTCGTTAATAAAGACGACATCTCCTTCAATTTGTGTTGAAAGATTTTCAGCTTCTCTAAGAAGTTTTTCAGTTTCAGCTTTAAGCTTAGCTTCAACAGTAGGGTTGACGTTCCTCCACTGTTCCGGTTTTCTGTTTTTCAACCAAAAAATAGCAGCACTGGTTTCTGGCAGTGCTACTTTTTTAATTTTCTTTATTCTTTTTTTCTGTTTCCCGTCAACTTCTTCAATAATAGTTTCCGTTTCTTCGTACTCGAAACCTAATGCCCGTTTTAAAAGTGCGTTCTCCACCTCAAAGTCTACCGGAGCTTTTCCTCTTTTTAAGGACTCCCGAATATCCGGAAACTTCTTCAACCAATCATAAAAGGTTGTCTTTTTTATTCCCATGTTTTTAGCTATTTGTTCATCAGTAAGACCTTGACGTGCCCAACCCTCAACCATTAATAAGCTATCTTGTTCTAACCACTCTCGGTACTTACCTTTAGCGATTTTAATCACCTCCCAACAAAAAAAGATAGAGGGTTAACTCTATCTCATAAAACTAGCTACTGTAACTAATTTTGGTTTTTGGTTATATTTTTTTGCTATTTCTTTACTTTTTACGTTTACCATATCTATGTAAACTTTTACTATTTTTTTAGCTTCTGTTAAAGTGATGAAGCCGTGTTTAAAATTCATTTTTGCTAGTTCTGCTTTCTCTTTTGCGATTAGTATTTGTTCTTTTGTCATTTTCTTTTTTCTCCTTTTGTTCCTTACACGATAAGCTTACCAAAGCTTCGTGAATAGTTCAAGGGCTTATTCAAAAAAATCTCCAATTTCTTCTAAAGGTTCAAAATCTTCTTTAATTTTCTTAGGGTCACCTTTAAAGAATACTAAAACGTTTTGATGTAGTCGAACAACTTTCCTATTCTTCATCATACCATTCGCTCTAATAGCACCCGAAGCGTTAGCATTTTTTAAGATAATATCGTTATAGAATAACGCTCCACTTTCCTTCATCGCTTCTTTAGTAAGACCCACTAAATCTCTGTAAAAGCCTTTTTTATCTCTAACATCGCTTATTACTACAATAGCAAACCTATTATTTTTTAATTTGTCTACAGTTTTTACAAGTATTTCTTTGTAAACTTCCTCAAAGTCTTCATACTCCATGTTCGAAATATCATTTTCATCATCACTATAAACCTCTAAATCAAAATAAGGAGGGCATGTGAAAACTAAATCAAACTTACCGTCGACTAGCGTGTCTATATTCTTACTATCGCCGGTTATCCAATTTAATTTACTCATATCACAACCAATTTCTTCAGCGTTGTTGTAATTACTTTGAACTTGTTCTTCTCGTAAATCTACTCCCGTGTAGTTGTGTCCTAATCTTTCAGCTACAACTCCACGAACACTACCACCGGCAAAGCAGTCTAATATTTTAACCTCACCAACATTAGTCGGCGAGAACCACCTATAACTAACTTCACAAAGTACAGGGTCAAAAACGCTAGTACCGTTTAATGTCGGTGTCTGTAAACTTTTACTGAATACAAGATTTTCTTCACGTCCAACTTCTGATTTTATCCCCAACTCTAACCAACTGCGCTTTCTTGTTTGCCAATCCCCCGACTCTGTGTTAAGCACACTAAACGGCGGTACAACAAAACGGTCTTTTAGCTTTGTTTCGCTAGGGTTGTTTTTCAATTTCTCTAAAGTGTTGACGTTACCGTCTTTATCTCTGTATTCTTCGTCGAACTGGTCGCTCCATTTTTCATCTTTAAATATATCAAAGTCAAATTGCGACATATCAAACTCAATTGATTCTAATTCTAATTGTAATTTTTCCAAATCAAAGCCGGTATTCATAGTAAGCTTGTTATGAACTAGAATATATTCACGTTTCTGTTCTTCGGTTAAATGTTCTAATTTAATAACCGGAACTTCTTTCACCCCCAACTTTTTAAGAGCAAGATAACGTCCGTGACCTTCGATTATCGTATTATTTTCATCAATAGCGATGGGGTCGTTATTTCCATAACGTTGAATAGACTTAGCTATTTGTTCAATTTGTTCGTCTGTATGTATCTTAGTATTATTTTCATATTGATTAATATCATTAATGTTTAAATCAATAATCTTCATTATTTCACCTCTTAATAAAAAAAGAACATCATTTCTGATGTTCAATTATTTTTTTGAAGTTTTGATAATAATTATCGGGAAAAAAATTTCAAAAAGGAGAAACTTATCAAAACTTCTACTCTATCATTTTAGCACATTTAAATATATATATGTGTACTACTTAATATATTG